CGCGAGAAATTAATCATTGCCTCAAAAGCATCTTCATTTCCCCTTAAAAAATCAAACATTCTTGTAGAAACTTCTCCACTTGAAAATGCTTTAACTGCTGTTTCATAAGCCAAACCTATTGAACCGAATGTCTGTTTCCAAATCTTTGGCAGGTCCGAAAATCTTAAAGCAGGATTATTAGAGTGTCTTACATACTCCACAACTGTTTCTGCTGGCAAAACAAAAAAGTTTTTATTGATTAACTGAACAATATTTCCAACTATATTTCTTAAGTGTGTCACTGGTCCTGAAAGCATATTTCCGTATCTGTAAAGATTAAGTTTTTCAAAAAAGGTCAATGGTAATTGTGGGGTAATTTCTTTTTTGATTAATTCCATTAATGCTTTTTCTTTTTCAGCAGGAACCTCTATGTCCCTAAAAATTTTTCTTATTTTTTGCTCGATATCATTCAAGAATTCATCTGACAAAACTCGCCCTCTTTTTTCTGCTATTTCTCTTAAAACGTTTATAAATTTCTTGGGTGCCCAAGATGCCAAATATGCCGAAGACAAGCGCGGAGTAAATCTTGCCGTCTGCAATGCGAGCCCTATCTCTCCGTAAAGACCAATCACATTATTCATAATCCTGATTGATCTCGCCTTCATACCAGCTTCCCAATACGCCTCGGATAACAGAACGTTCTTGACTATCTCCGTAGCAAACCTCCCAGGATCTCTTGGTATCGTTTTTTCAAACCTTCTTCCAATTTTTTTAAATGCCTCGTCTAACGTTTCATACTGCATCAGTTCGGCAACTGCTCTTTCGATGATTTCCTTATTTTTAATGGGTTCATAATAAATGGAAATCTCATCCAGAAGTTCGGAAACCCTTTCACGGAATTCAGGCTTGTTTTCCCATAGATTTTTAAAAAATCCTCTTACCCTAAATTCTTTTCCTTTAGGGTTGAATTCTGGTCTAAATGGAATGTTATCTAAAGGAGGATTTTTAGGTGGTCTTGGAGGAATAGGAGGTTCTTTTATCCCTTCTCCTTTTGCTTTTTCTATTGTTTCGGAAATGGTTTTCTTAAAGTCAGTTTCCATCATTTCCTTTCTGATTTTTGCTAAATCAACTCCCATTTCTTTTCCTATGGCATCAAACTTTAATTGTAATGTTTTTCTTACCATTCCAGGCTTATTAACATTTACCAAACTTTCAGCAATATCATCAATCTTGTCAATAATTTTTGAATGATGTAGTTCTGGTAATTCTTTTAAAAGCACATCTTTAATAAAGTTTTTATCTGTTGATTTTGCTATTTCCCTTAAAACTTCTTTTCTTAAAAAAACCTTTCCTGCTCCACTTCCCATTGGTATCCATAAATCAAATCCTAAAAATCCTAAAAATGCCAAACTTCCCAACTTTTCTCCCCATTGCTCTCCGAAGTTTTTTCTGCCCCATTCCTTATATCTTGACCATTCCATCTCCAAAGGAGACAATGGTTCTTTTCCGAAAATAAACCTATATAATCCTGGCAATGGCGCCTCTTCAACCCTTAATGGTTCTGTCAACTTTTGACCCGTTATTTTTTCCAATCCAGTCAAGCCAATTTTTCCCACCGCCCTTGCAAATGGTCTCCAAGTTATATCGCCCACAAAATTAACAACATCTTTGGCAACTTGTATAGGATTTTTTTCTTTTAATGGTTCATCTCCAAACATAAATTTTGAAACGCTATCTTGTGGCATAAATTCTTCTTTTCCACCAGTAATTTTATTTTTTAGCCACAATGTTAAAGCCCCGCTTTCTCTTGTCAGTCCTCTCATAGCAGATGTAACAATGTTTTTAGCAAAATTTCCTATATAACTTGCTTTTTCTAAAACATTTCGAAAAAATGATTTTTTTTGTTCCTGTCCCATAGATTAATATGTTTCAGGATCTAATGTTTCTTCTTCTTCTTCTTCAATCAATTTTTCCAATCTCCTTTTTCTTAATGGATGCAATTCTCTTTCTCTCATTTCTTTGGCCCAAGCTCTTGCTTCTTTAGCCCTTGCTCTTTGTATATCCTCTAATGTCTTTTGTATCAATTGTTTTGTTCTTATTTCATCTAATTCTCTTTGTCTTGCTTTTTCTTGAGAAATCCTGATATAAAACCTCAACTCATTAGCATCAATTCCAGCATATAACGGACTTTCTGGATTGACAAAGTTATAAAGAAAATCTGCTGAAGCAGTATGCAATTCTCCAGCATCAGCATAATTTTCAAGTTTCTTAAGATTTCTATCTCTTAATTCTTTTTGAGCGTTGAAATCCCATTTAACAGCATTCATTGCCAGTTCTGCTTTCCATTTTTCAAGTTTTAATTGATTTTCTAATAAATCAGCAATCATTTTTCTGTCCATAGCGGTATATTTCATGATTTTGTCAATCAGTCTTTCCTTTGCCTCAATGGCATCTGCGAGTGCTTGATATTGTGCTTTTAGTATTCCGTGCCTGAAATTAACAACTTCGGCAACCTGGCTTTCCGTCACCAATCCCCCAACCTTTGCCGCCTCTTCCAAAACATCTTGTTTTGTTCTTTCCATAATGCTTCTTATATCCGCTAAAGCCTGTATATCCCTGGAAAGTCCAGTTCTTTCGAGCAATTGATTGTATTGATTGACATAAAAGTTAGGATCATTTAATTGGTTTAATCTACTAATAGTTTCATCAATCCTTGAAAGATCTATTCCTGTTTTTTCTAAAATAAGTTGATTTAATTTGTTTTCATCCAATCTTATCTGCGGAGTTTGTAAACTTTCTTTTGCTTTTTGGTTTATCTCATCTGCAGAGCCAACTTTTTGTCCTAATAATGGCGGCTGTTTAATTTCTTTTTGAACTACGGGAATTCTTATTTCTTTTCCAGCAATAATAATATCTCCAAATGGTCTTCCGGGAACATTTTTAATGGCATCAGTTTTGTCTTTATTAATCCTCAAAATGTCCTCGATAGAAACACCAAAGGCTTTTGCTATTTTTGTTAATGTGTCTCCTGGTTTTATGGTATATCCAAAAAAAGGAGTAGATCCCCCCAGTGGATCTCTAAAAATTTGAATATCTACCCCTGGAGGAACATTAGAAATTGTTTGTGTTGTTGTTCCTGGAAAAGTTATCGTTGTTAAACTTTGAATGTCTTGAGCAAATGGTGATTGAGAAAGATTAAACAATTGATCTTCAGAAAATCCCGAAATTGTTTCCACCAATGGCTTGCCCATTTTGTCTGTCTTAGTTGCTCCAGCGGTAGTTGTTGTTTTAGGTGATAATTGAGTTTGTTGCGTAGTTTGTGTAGGTTGAAATACAGAAGAAACCGCTGGAGTCGAAGCAGCAGTTGGCAATATTGTAGATGGCTGAAATCTAATTTTAGAAAAATCAACCTGTCTTCCAGCAAATTCAGATTTTAATCTTTCTTCTTCTTTTTTTCTTTCAATACCTTGTTGTGTTGATAAAGAAACCGCTGGAGTCGAAGCAGCAGTTGGCAATGTCTTTGGAGCAATAAAAACATCAATTTTTTGGGACGCAGGAGAAGTAATAATCGGAGCAGTTCCTGTTGCAATCCTTCCAACTTCAAATACCGAAGCAGGTTGCCGAGCAACAGGAGATGTTAAAACACTATAAAGACCTTTAAAAAAATCAACCAAGGCTCTTTGCAAATTTTGAAAAGTTCCCTGCTGTGTTGTTTCGGGCGTGGTTGTTTTTGTTGGCGTTGTTGCGGGTGTAGTTGTCTTCGTTGGCATTGTTTGAGCAGCAGGCTGAATTCTTATGGTTGGTTGTGTTCTTATGGTCGGTTGTACTTTTGTTTGTGTTTGCGTCATTTTATATAAGTGGCGAGTAATAAATGATGACCCGTTTAAGTCCTCCCCTAAAAGAACCATCTGTGGTAATAGATACCCTAATTTCAAGCCTATTACCAATAAGACCAACAGCATCAAAAATATGATAATTATCCATTTTCTGGTTATCAATTGTAAGTGTTTGTTCATTAAATGTTGTTTGTCCTTGGTATTCGTCTATGGTTCTTAAAAGAATATCAATTTTGTTTGTTCCCGTTGGTTTATTACCATAAAAAACATCTACTCTGTTTATCATAATTCTTCTGAAAAAGTTTATAACATTGCTGTAATAACTTGGGACTGGTATCTGCTGAAAACTATTTACTCCTTGATTTGTTTCGTATGAGTTCATTCCTTCATTGGGCAGAACCAATCTGTAATATATCCTGTCTGCTTCATTTGAATTATAAAACACCCTAAAGTTCTTGGAAAGGTCCAACACACTCCAAACTCCGTAAATTGTATTTTCCAAATTTGAAGCATAAAGGGCCATTGTTTCCTTTTCAAAAATATTGTAAAGAATTAAGCAATTGATATTCAAGTCTTTTATGACTGCAGGGAAAATTATCAAGTTTCCATACGAAGTTATCCGATATTGCGGCAGAAATGTCTCGTTAATGACTATGTTTGGCAAAACATCAATCAACCTCAAAGAATAACCAGCAAGCTCGTAAATATATGTGGAATTTCCGTATCTTAAAAAAATGAAAAAGGCTCCACCGTAAACCACGCTCCCAGAATAAATCCCTGGAAGCCTGATAATGTGAAACGGTCTGTTTTGATAGGAACCGTCCCACAAGAACATATATTGCTCTGTGAAAACATTGGCATCATTAGCAATTACTACTAAAAATCTGTTATTATTATTGACAATGTCCTGTATATCTTTGTTTTGTCCTATATCCAAACTCCCTACTTGACTTAATGAAGTTCCATAAACCTTTATCAAGTTCCTATAAGGATTTCCGCTTGCTGATTTGTCTGCCACATAAAAATACACACTAAAAGTCAATCCAAATTTAGGAGAAACAAAACCAGACAAAGAAGTCCAAGATGTTCCTGTTGATGTTTCGTCAATATGATAAATGCTGGTTTGCGATGGATTAATGAAAAAAATTTTTCCTATAAATTTCGCCAATGTTGTTTCATTTTGTAGGGTTGTCAATGTTGCTGGTTGTCCAAAATTTCTTGCTACTCCTGTTTGTGATAAAGCAAAAACTCTTCCTGTTGATGTAGCAATGTAGATTATCCTACTATCATTAGCATTTGATGGTGTCATATAAGCAGTTGGATATCCACTCCCCGAAGGCAGATTAATTGTTGTTGACGGCAAATGAGATAAAAGCGGATAAGGTTTATCTCCATAATCTAAAAATGAAGGATTATCAGCAAATTTAAAAAGATAACTTGGTGACAAAACCAATCTGTGGAGTAAATCACTATCAAAGGAAACTTCTCTTTTTACAAAACTTGATTTGCTGAAATTATCAAGAACAAGCACTCCAGACTCTGATTTTGTTGTTTTTTTCCTTGTCTTTGGCATTAGTATTTGCACAAAACATTAACTTGGCTATTATCGTCCGTTGTTGTTGATTGAATATAAATAACTCCATTGTCCGTATATGCTCTTAAAAGTCCAACAGTTGCTCCTGTAAATGTCCTATGCATTGCTATTACCACTGATGTTGTTTTTACTTTTGGGTCAAAAATAACTGCTGAACCATTTTGTAATGTCACTATATAAGCACCAATATAAGTGCTGTCTAAAACCGAAATATCCTCATAATCCAAAGGAAAAGCAAGTCCTCCTCTTTGTTTAATTTCCTCCAGTGTTGTTTTTTGCCTTATTTCCTCGTTCATTTTTAAATTTTTCCGTTAATTTTTGCCTCTAACCTGCTTACCCTTTCTGAAAGCTCTATAACCAAATCCTCCAATCGTTCTACCCTGCTTTCTAATGATTTTAAGTGATTTTCCTCGATTTCCTGAATTCTTTTATTCAAATCACCTCCATTTTTATTTTTTACGATTTCCGATATTCTTGATAAAACGAAATACAGTGCTATCAATACAGCCGTTGCTCCTCCGTATTGAATTGCTAATTTAATAAGTTCTTGCTCCATCAGTAAGATGAAAGCAACAATCTGCGACGAGTATTTATCACAAAAGGAACATCAGGAATAAAAATTGATTTATTTCTTGCTCCAATAGCCCAATTATAATAGGCGGAAATTTCGACTGGAGACAAAGCACGAGAAAAAACAGCGGCTTCTTTTATCCAACCACGAAAATACCCAGCATTATAAAATCTATTGTATCCCAAAGCATCTTGACCTGGATTAATTCCCGTTGTAGCAATAGAACCAGAAACATTCAATTTTCCATCTAAATATCCTAAATGGTTTCCACCCCTTCTAACTTGAACTATCAAATGCCATTTTCCGTCGTCTATTCTTTTTGTTCCTGTTAAATCATAACCACCAGAAAGATATGCACCATGCCAAACTCTTCCTGCAAAAGAGTGTCCTGCTTGATATACTCCAATGGTAATAATATTATTATTGTTTGAACCACCGCCAATCTGTTGTATTGAATCTATTCCCGTTCCACTATTTAATACGGGTATTCTAACCCACACCATATTAGTAAAATCTCCATAAGTAATTGTTTCAGAAATATTATAAGCACCAGAACCATCAAAAAAACCTCCAAAACCACTCAATTTTGCTCCATTACCAACAACGGATAAATTTTTTCCTCTTCCAGATAAATCGGCGGTGGTTGATAAATCATAATATCTTGATAATGTCGGATCTCCCTTAAAAAATAGTTTTATTGAACCTCTACGATAAATCATTTCTATACAGAAACAATGTTAATACCCTGATATGAAGCAGAATTACCACTTGATGCTAATGCAGCGCCCGTATTATTTCTTACGGCAATCTTGAAGTATTTTGGTGCTTGGTATAAAGCATTAAGCAATGAAAAATGAGCAGTCTGGGGACTAACCGATAAATCAATCGTTCCCAAAGAAATTCCACTTTCCCAAGTTCCAAAATTCGTTCCGTCTTCAGAAGGAAGCAACCTTACCTCGCAAAAAGCATTTGATGACGCTGTTCCTGATATCACAATTTCAATCAGATAATCCTGAAAAAGATTATCAGAATTATCTATGGCATTTGAAATTGCCACTGAATTGTTCGACAAACCATTCAAAGAAATAGCTATTGATGTTTTTGGTCCGTATTGTGGTTTGAACACTGCCATTGAAAAATTGATAATAAATGACGACCGTTATTGTTGGGTTAAAACAGAAACTAAGGCCTTGTTCGTTGTCACATACTTGATAATAATTTCCATTGTTTTGTTAGCAGTCGTAGAAGTTGGCAAGGAACCTCCCAATCCAACATAATGGCTTCCCCAAGATATTGACCTTGCTGTACCGTTGTCGGTAATATAAATCACAAAAGTATCTCCGACAGAAGGAGATGTTGCGTTATTGATTGTTATTGAATTTGCTAAAGCAGTGACATAATGCTCGTCAAATTGAGATTTGTCGGGAGTAATTGATGATGGAGAAGTTGCGACTGATTGACGTGGATAAATTCTTTTGTTGGAAAGGGATTGAATATCGGTATCCCCCACAATGTTTCCTGTTGGTAAAGTTTTTCCGCTATCTTTTATGAGTTTCCCTGTCGTTCCATCAAACAAGACAACATTATTGTTTCCCGCAGATGATGGACCAGTTACATATAAACTATCAAAAAAACTTTTCAAAGCAGACTTAATAGAACTCCAAGTAATTTTCTTGGTAGTTGAATTTGCTATATCAACAATTGGCTGAACATCATTATCCTGTGGGTTTGTATAAGATGGCAACTGCGTTATTTTAGGCATCTTGCCAAATGGTTGATGGTTTTGTCAAATCGTCCGACCAAGTTAAATTTGTTTGCTGTTCCGTGATTAAATTGTCGTTTGCTTCTGTTAATAAATTTTCCAAATTTTCCGTAGTTATCGTGTCCCACCAATTAAAGACTTCTTCCCACCAAATCGTTGATGGCCTCATTTCCTCAATCCAATCAGTTGTAACAACATTTTTTCTAAAATTGCTATCTTTATAACTTCCTCCTAATGGTTGTGATGATATTGCTGTAATCATTGTTTTAAATTGTGGTAATCAAAATATAACCACCACCACCACCTTGACCACCTCTACCTCTACCAGGACCTGTACTTGCTCCACTTGAACCAGCTGAAACATTGGTTGTTAATGAAAATCCAGAAGGAATTATACTTAAACCATTTTGTCCTGCGTCTCCAGCGCAAGCACCACCACCTCCACCATAATAAGTAGTTCCAGGAGTAGTATTATCTCCTTGAGCTCCATTTCCTCCGTTGCCTCCTTTAGCCTGAATTGTCCCTGTCAAATTCATTATTTGCTGGGCATAAATAACAACAAAACCACCACCACCTCCTCCACCGCCACCAGCATAATAAGCTCCAGATGGAGTAGAAGCATTTCCTCCGTTTAATCCATTAGCATAAATCGTAGAATTAAAATTCAGTTTTCTCGCAAAAAGAATAATTCCACCTCCTCCTCGTCCTCCATTTCCAGCGGTTGCACCAGAATTTGCAGCACCCGCTCCTCCCCCAGAACCTACAGACAAAACATATTTTTTCAAAAATCTAAACCCCAGATTGTTATTTACAAAACTTTCTATTCCTGTTCCCCCGATTGCTGGTGCTGTTGTCCCTCCTGTTCCCGCAGTTGCTTTATAAAAACCATTCCATCCTATTTGAAAAGCGTCAAGTCCATTTGCAGAAGCCCCGGTTCCTCCTTTTGCCCCCATTCCGCTTAAGCCTATTGCCACCGCTGAACTTGTAATTGTTGCCGTATCGGCCACATAAATTATTGCCACGCTTCCATTATCGTGGGGATTAACAAATGAAAGGGTTGCATTTCCAGTTATGGATAAATTTCTATATTGCTTAATTAAAAAATTTTGATTTTGAAAATCTAAATTTGTTGTTCCAGTTGAAATTATTAAATCCCCATCTGAACCATCTCCAAATCTATCCTCTATTCTAAAGCTCCCAAAATTAAAATTTATCCTTTGATTGGTTTCATCATCGCTAATATCATTAAAATTCAAAAAATTCAACCTTGCCCTTTGTCCTACCAATGTTCCGTCCTTATAAACCTCAATTGTCTGCAAATCCTCATAAGTTTTCTTCGTCAATGTCAGCATCATCTTATAGGATTTTCCCGATAAATTATGGTTTTGTGCTGTTGTTCCCTCCTGGCCCCTTAAGATTGTCAATTGGTCTCCCGATTTTACTACCACTCTTACGATTTCTCTATAGGGATCATCGGCGGGATCCGAATAATCAGTAGCATTCCACCACACTAAATTGTATTGTCCCTCTGTTGCTGGATCTGGCAATTTGTTCCCCTCTCCTAAGGCTAACTGAATAACGGTAGCAGTATTGTCATAGCCTTGCTTGACATTGACTTTAACAAAGTTCCTTACAGGATCATAAGCCATTTTTTATTCAAAGCCAGCCTTGGTTGAAATAATCGACCGTCTGAACCTTAATAGACTCTATTGTTTCAACTTTCAAATCCTCAATCATTTTCTGCATAAAAGCCTCGTATAATTCCAATTTTCTATTTGCTTCTGGATGTCCTATTTCTTCAAAATATCTAAATGCATTTCCATAAGCAAAAACTTCCCAGTAATTATCTAAAATTGCTGGTATTTCGTCTGATGTTGTTGTAAATTCGGGCTGTTTAGGAATATACCAAAGCCTTATGCCGTTCACTTGATTTGCAGTTGGTTGAGGGAAAAGAAAAATTTGTGAAGCAAATAAATCCATTAAAGGTCTTGATTTTGGTTGAGATTGTAAAAGTTTATAAAACTCAAATGGAAGATTTCCTAAATCGGTCTGAGTAACCTTTACCCATTTGGTATTGTCAGTGGGATCATCATAATTTACCTCCATTCTCAAAATTGTCAGCATATCAGTTGGCAATTGATAGTTTGCTTGTCCTGCAACCAAATCAGTTTTTTTGATTGTTCCGAAAATTTCTATTTCTTCCTGCGCTAATCTTCTTTGAATATCAAGATAAGTCTCATTTGTCAAATCCAAAAGCCTGGAATCTGATAGGGTTGCAGCCGTAGTATTTGTCAATCTCCTTGTTTTGTCAAATATTTTTTGCAAGGTCATATTAAGAAGTTTTTAATTTGCGGACAGGGCAGGGAGCAACCCCACCCTGTCCCGTTAAGGAAAAACCGCCCATCCGCTAATCTCAATCAAACTATAAAGCGGATGCTGCACTTTCTACTCTTACAAGTCTTTCCTCCTGTGTTCGTGCTACACCAATGTTGGTTTTAGAACCAACAGAACCTTTCTGACCCAATGGGTTGGAAACAGAAAGGTTGCTTTCAGGAGGAAGAACATAGGTATTTACTTTGTTTGCTAACCAGTAAGAAATTCTATAAGCGTCAGCAGCAATGAAAGTTGTAGGATGGACCGTAACTGTCGAAGAGAAAGTTATAACATTAGGAGATTGAACAATTCTCACTCCATCCATTGAACCAACCTCACCATTAAAGAGATTTTCAGGAGCTGCATATTTGTGCATATCAATCCATTGACCAACAGAGGTATTGGACTTAAGGTCAAAAACTACTTCAGGAGTTGTGATAGCAACATAACCACCGCCCTTGTTTGTAAATTCAGGAGCGGCATTCTTTCTTAAGAAAGCAGCAGCTCTTCTTACTAGGTTAGCGTCAAATAAGTCGGTTTCGGCAAGGCCACTTCTTGATGTTCTACCTCCAGCGTAAATGACATTTGTTCCAGCATTTACAACTGTTTGAATAACTTCATCAATTTTTCTTGCCATTGCCTTACCAACCTCATTGAGGGTTGTATTGATTAAATCGAAAACAGCGGTCAAAGCGACTAAGTCTGTAAGTTCAACATTAACACCATATTGTGTTGGTGTTACATCGATGGCGTTGACTGAGACAGCGATGGCGGTTGGAGGAGTTCCTTCTGTAAGGGAAGTTACAGAAGAAGTTGCGATTTTGTTGAATGTGAAGAACCTTGAGGTGTAGTTGCCTTGGGGAACACTGACTACAGTCCCGAATTGTTCGAAATAGAGATTGGGCTGTAATGATTCGATAACAACGTTATCATAATAAATCCCCAAGGCTTTCTGGGCTGCCTCAAGATTGCTTGTTGTTGTAGTAGCCATTTTGCTATATGCCCATCAGAACCCACAAAGCCGAACAACCCGTCTCTTTTTATTCTTCAGGATAGTAAAGCTGTTTAAATAGCTGTTCAGCCTTTTCTTTGCTGATTTTTCCTTGGAGTTCCGATGGGGGAGAGCTTAATTTGCTTGAACCCAAAGAAAATCCCACTTGGGATTGTCTGCTTTCGACCGATTTTTTACCGATATATCTGAGAATTGCGTCCTCTATGGATTCTCCTTCCCTTTTGAATTGCACAATTTCTTCGATTTCTTCGGAAAGTTCGGAGTATTTTTTAGCAACAAGATTTTCAAGTTCCAATCTCTCTATCTTACGCATCAATTCACCCACATCAGAAACATTCAAGAGTTCTCTTGTCTTTGCAAGCTCCTCCTCCAATTTTTTTCTTGTCTTTATCTCCTGTTCAAGCTTCTGCCTCAAAACCTTAACGACATTGCCTTCATCGGCCTGTTGCTGTGCCTCAAGGACGCCTTCCTCTTGAACGGAACCCTCTTGAAGGGGTTCTTGTTGAAAAGATTCTTGTTGTTGAAGTTGTTCTTCGCCCATTTGGTACGCTTTTCCGCCCGGGAGCAGACGGAAAAGGAAAAATTAATTTAACGCCCTACACCCATGGCATACGCTTCCTTACCCGGGAGCAGATAAGGAAGGGAAAAATCAAATATTATGGGACATAAAATCGCAAAATCTCTTCCTTTGTGAATCCTCCTCTCAATTCAACCTGCCTTCTACAGCCTTCGGAATTGCAAATCCAAGCCTTCCACTCAGGAACATACATATAAATTGACTGATTGAAGGTGGATTGTATCCTGCTTCCTCCACAGAGGCAGACAAATTGGTTGTTGTAAAAGACATCCTTATAATGTTCGCATTCCTTCGCAGGAACACCGCAAAATTCGCAAATTCCACCAATTATCCTTGGATAATTTTCCAGATTTTGATTTTTTGTTTCTTTCCCGCTTTCGACATTTTTCTTGGGCATTTCTCAGAAATTATAAACCTTAATTAATGACCCATCAAATCTATAAATTCCAGTTCAAGAATTCTCATAATATTTTCGGGCAAATTTTTCAAAAAGTCAAGGGCCGCCAAGCTTTCCCTGTAGGCAATCAATGTCTCCAATTGCGTGGGAGAATTCTCAAAGTTCTGTATGACCCTTTCCCTCGTATCTTCGATAATTTTTTGGAAAACCTTCCATTCTTCGGATGCCGATAACGACTTCAGCCTCAAATAAAGTTGCTGTGCCTTCTCAGAATTGCCAGAAAGGTATTCTCTTAATTGTTTTCCAAAATATTCTTCAAGCAAAACCCTTTCCTCCATTATTTTTTCCTTTTTCTTTGATAAGTCCTAATAGCCTTTTCTAATTTTCCACTTCCTTTTCCTTTAGTGACTTTTTCGTGGGGTATCAAACCTTTAACTATTGAGGCATAAAAAAATCTTTTTCCTTCTTCTTTTCCGTATAATTCTTGAAATTTTTTCAAAATTTTTTTACCCTTTGAACTTAATGGCATTGTTTATTTAACTTCTTCCGTGGTTTGTGGCATTAATTGACCGACAATTGATTGAAGTGCTTCTCGTGGTATTTCTTGCGTTAATTCTTTTTCAACCTCCTCTGGCTGTTGTATTTCTGGCTTTTCTATTTCCATTTCCGACTGTCTTTCTAACAACTTGCTTTTCCCTTGTAATCCTTGTTTTCTCATATAGTTCATCAAATGTGCCTCTATGTGTAATTTTACAACATCATTTTCCATTATCTTATAATGCTCCTCAAGATGCTCTATGTCGTTATCGTTTTCATCAATATCAATCCAAACCCCCTCTTTTAGATATTCATTTTCCTGTCTTGCTTTTAATTGATGAGGGGTTGGGGGAAGCAATAAATCAATTTGTTCTGGCGTAAAGTCCATATCTCTTAAAAGATTTCTGACAGCATATTTTACATTTCCTCCTATTTGCGCCAAAATAGGAATTGTTTCTGCTAAATCTCTTCTTCTTACAACTTTTTGTGGTTCTGCAACTAAAGATGAAACTACTTCAATTGATGGGTCAACTTCAGGAATAAATTGTCTTTTGCTAACTTCTACAAATTTACTTGCTCCATAAGAACCAATCATTTCTATAAGTTTGTAATCATTTTCCTTCATAAATCTTTGGTGTCTTTTAAGCCATCTATACCAGAAATCTTTTTCTCCTGCTACAATGTTTCTCATTATGCTTGACATCAACATATCCTGTTTTGCTTTTGCCATCGCTACTTCCGTTGCAGTCTTTTTAACTGATGTTAAAGAACCTCTTAAAATTCTTTGACTTCCTGCTGCTCCTAATGCTTCATTGACAATCATCTGGTAAAAAGCCAAAACATCATTAGAAACTGCTTGGGTTTTGGGAAATGGTGCTATTTGTCCCTGGGGAGGAACTTTAGTGAAAACAATCTTGTTAATTTCTCTAGTCATCAAATCTTTAGGATTTAAAACTGCTTGAAGATTAACTAAAAACTGAGGAGTTGCATCAATTCTTATTCCTTTAAGCATTAAGTTTGAAAGATAAACCAAAATTCTGTGAGAATTTTCTAAAATATCAGGAAGTCCAATGCCCCAAAAGCCGAAGGGTGTTTTCTGATAGTAATAAACAACAAAAGGAATTTTGCTTTCCCCGTTGCCCTTGTCTTTGTAGTCAACTTTTTGAAATCCTAAAATGGTGGAGATTTTGTTGTCAGTCCAAACAACCCACAATTTGCCGTTCGCATACATATACCATTCAAGAAGCTCAAGATATGCCTGAGAATGCAAAGGTTCCTGCGTATAAAGTCCCTCTAAAAGAATGTTTTTTGCCCTCCTCTCCAATACTGTCTTTTCCATTGAAGCTGGATAGCTCGAGACTGCAACTTTTTTGACCCTTTCCGGATCCAACCTGTTGTCGTTTATGAGTTCGTAATAAGTCTTGTAAATGTACCTTCCCGCATACCTTGCATCCTCGATGGTATTTGCGTACTTGTCAACGAAAAAAGTGAACGGAGACTGAACAGAAGGTAAAATAACTTTTCTTTTTGTATCGTATTGCGAAACATCCAATATTCCCGTTCCGAAAAAAATCGTGTTCCAAATGAGCTCCCTCTGCACCATCGGCATATTCATTTCTTCAAAATCGAAATTCGCAACAGCATTTGTATAGACAACCTTTTCCTCGTCTTTGGGTGTCCTCGCTTTGAACTCTACCCTCATATTGTCATTGTCAACCGAGGAATAAACCTCGTGGAACTGGGTATACAAAAGATTGGAACCAACCAATAGGTCCCCCACTTTTTTCCTTTCTTGGTTGAGATAAAGCTTTATATACTCGGTCCAATAAGTTTTCTTAACTCTCAACTCTTGTTGACTGTCATTAAATTGCTCTCTAATGGTTTCGAGAATTTCCTGCTCCGTCCAATCTGTCAAATCCTTTAAGGAAAGCTCAAACTTATTTAACATTTTGTTGGGGATTTTGGAACTCCTCGACGTAAACTGGCTTGAATTCGAATTCGTTTATCTTTTCAAGGGCTTTTTTTACAAATTCCTCGGTAGTAATTAGAGGAAGCCTCAAAAGCCGCTTGATAAATCCAACCCATCTTGGATAAGCAAGAGCTACCGCATATAAAGCATCGGCCGTTTCCCTGTAAACAATTTCGGAATAAAGGTAATATTTCTGCCTTACGGCCCTTTCCAAAAGTATGTCACTCAACACCTTTTTGAAATTCTCAAACCATTCTTCTTTTAGCACATAATACTTTTTGCCTTCTGCCTCAAATTCATTCAATGCCTCGGGCCTCTTCGAAAGTATCTCCTTTTTCGTTATCCTCGCCACTAGTAAATTGCTGAAGTCCTTCAGCATATGGACAAGAAATATTAATTTGCGTCCGTTTTGAGATTTTCATCTTCATTATAGCATAAACTCTTTTAGCATGTCAAACTCAACCAAAGAAGATAAGTCAACTGCGAAAGTCAAAGCCAAGGCATCCGCTACATTAGGAGATTTTATGCCCTTTTTTAACAATTCCTCTTTCGATTGGAACTTTATTACCCTATCAGAATGTTCTTTGTATCTTAAAGTCAAAAGCTCGTTCCAGGCATCGTCCCTCAAAAGTTTCCCGCTAGTCGATATCCATTCCCTCATTTTCCAATAAAGTTCAGCCTTTTTATTAAAAAATCTTTCAGGATAATTAGATTTTTGTCCAAATTGTATGCCATGAAGTTCCTGATACAGGCCTATCTCATTAAGTCTGTCGTAGATGCCCTTTCCTATGCCCGTAATGTCAATAACGATGGCAATGGGCTGATATTTCACAATGTAATCACTTAAAAGTGGGAGTATTTGCATTGTATCTGAAAGCCTTTTATTAAAAAGGATTTTTGCCACAAAATTATCCCTTAAAACTATTGCCGTTTCATCTCCTCCTGCTCCTGGGTCTATTCCTATAACTGGTTTGTGAAAATTTTGTATATCAACATCAATAATCGCATTTTGAAGCTGTGATGATGTTATAAGTGGTAAATAACCCTTTTCGTCTATTACTCCCTCTAAAGAATACCAATCGCCTTCAAGTAAAGCCTTTTTTAATGGTTCGTCCATACCTTTTGCTAATTCTTCATAATAGTTTTCTGGCAAATAAGGATTATCTCCTATTTCTGCTTTTAAATATCCTGCTTCTCTACATCTTTCGTCTTTTGATGTTTTTTCAATAAAAAATTCTCTTACCCATTTTGAAAATTCTCCAACGGGATTAGATACTGCTAAAAATTTGGGATTTTCTATCCCTGGCCATCTATTTCTTTCAACAAGCAAATCAAATGTTTCCTTCGAAATTTGCGTTATTTCGTCAACTCCCACAATAACAAATTCCGCCGACCTATATTTTTCAGGTTCATCTAAATTCCTAAACATTAAAATTCCTCCGCCATAATCTTCATGCAAATGAAACTCATGCTTCTGCTCGTAATAAGTGCCAAGCCAGTCAGGGAATTCCTGCTTAATCCTCTTGAGATGCCTGTCGTTTAATTCTGGGTAAGTCCTGCAGAACAGACCCCCTTGAACATTCTTGTGTCCCTTAGCACCCCAGTAAAGGAGATAATACAAAATAATCCACCTTAAAGCATAACTTTTGCCCGTTCCAACCGAACCCGCATATAGGGTATAGCGATAAGCTTTTGTAAATTCTAAAAATAGTTTCTGCTTTGATGTAAAGTTTGCTAATTTGAAAAAGTTAATTTTTTCCATTTATTTTTCAACCCCTTTTCCTTTTTCATCTTCCTCCTCATCTATCAAAACCAAAACCTTTTTTTCTTCTGTTTCAATTGTTTGTTTTGCTTGGCCATATAATCTGTCAAGAATGTCCTTGTAAAAAGAATAGTTCCCCTTTAGGGCTTGTGATATTCCCCTTTTAACAATCTCCAACAGTACTGCATCAGGTTCTTTGCCCAATTTCAAAGCTTCTGCAACTGCCTTTGCGGCCTCTCTAAAAATCGTCTTAAAATTCCTTGAACCCTTCGGTCTTCCCTTAGGATTACCAGATTGTCCTGACTTAAATGGTTTTAAACCACTCATATTTCGCATTTTTACTCTGTTTATTTCTCTGTTTTTATTTTAAAACTATCTTCGAAAAATCGAAAAAATTTTCCCTAAAATTTTTCCCTTTTATCAAATGATTTTTAAAAACATTATAATCAATATAATGATGCCAACGACCCCATCTCCAAATTATTTTCACCACGTCCGGATGATTTTGAAATAATTCATAAGCAAATTCATACCTAAAAAACGTCTTTTTATATTCCTCAGTATTCCCACCTTTAAGCACCATTGTTCGTATTTTTTTTATCAAAAACTTATTAAACAAAATCGTAGTCCAATAACCCG